CATCAATCCAGTCTGCATAGTGGGCTTCTGTATCTTTTACAGACCTATGTCCACAAAACTCTTTTGCAGCGTATATATTACCAGTAGCTCTTAATACTTGAGTTGCTCCGGTATCTCTAAGGTCATGCAATGTAAAATGGAAACCAACAGCTTTTCTAGCTTTTACTATATAATTATAAAGAGTTTGGCTAGAAACAGGGATTGGATACTTGCCAGCATTTGGACAATCCAAGTATTCTTTGAAATAATCTGATATCTCATTTACAAGATCCATATGCTCTTTTAGCCAAGGAATAGAAAACGGCTTACTATGCTTATCTTTGTGGTTTTTTCTATAAATATAAGCAATGTTCTGATCTTGGTCTATATGCTTCCAGGTAAAGTAAGGCCCACAAAGCTCTGATCTACGACATCCAGTCAATATATAAAGCTTTATAATATTCTTAGTGACTTGCGGTATATCGCGGCAGTCCATAATCTGTTTTAGCTGTGATTTTCGCAAAGCGTTTAAGCTGGCTTTTTTAACAGTTGGATGGCTAATCTTAGGTCCAGATATCTTACCTACAAGCCTATTTAAAGATATACCTTTAAGACATGAAGATCTTACGCTATTTAACATTTTGATTTTAGAGATTTGTGCGTTTCTACTGTTGTTTCCAAACTTAAAAAGAAGATCTTCGTAATTTAAATTGCAAAATTTGTAGTCCTGGCCAAATCCTTTGTTAGGATCTAACATCTCTTTAAATAATCTTAAATACTTTGCCTGTGTAGACAGCTGGTAGTTTCTCACTGGCATTACTTTGTTTTTAAAGTATTTAAAAGCCATTTCAAGGGTTAGTTCTGGTATAACTTGCTTTTTTGTCAGATAACCCAACTTTTGGTCTATTTTATCTTGCTGTTCTTGCAAAGTAAGCTTTTGTAAGACATTTTGTGCTTCTTTTTTACCTATACAATGCAAAGTCCTGTATGGATTTGTGTAAAGCATTTTATAGCCTTTTGGTATATATCTAATTCTATAACGATTCTTATCTATGTCTTTTTGTGTTTGTTGTAATATTGTAGCCATTTTTTTTCTCCTCTTTCTTAGTAAAAGTTATATAG